CACCACGGGTTGAACTGGTCGGTGACAACAGCCTGACCAAAATGCTATATGCCCGGCAGTTGTGCGGGCAGTGGCATAAGGAAAAACTGGAAGGTTTGCGGGACTTGGTTGAATCAACAGAAGATAGGATGATTATATTCTACAACTTTACCGCAGAACTTGAAGCAATGCAGAAAAAACTTGCTGATCTAAACAGACCCTATTCAGTTGTGAATGGGTCAAAGAAGGACTTGACTGCATACGATCAGGCAGATGATTCAATCACATTCATACAGTATCAAGCCGGGGCAATGGGTGGTAATTATCAGAAAGCAAACAAGATTATTTATTTCACCTTGCCACTTGGAAAAGGGTCATGTGATATGTGGGAACAGTCAAAAAAGCGTATTCACCGCATAGGACAAGCCAAACCGTGCTTTTACTATTACTTACTGGTGAAGGGTACGGTTGAAGAAAAGAACCTTGCAGCATTGAAGGAAGGAAAGGAACTGACAGATGAATTATTCAAAAATACTTAACTGTATATTTGGAATCATGGCATTCATTGGTTTGATCCTGATTATCGGTGCAGTCGGTGCATCTGACTATGCGGTTGAAATGGGAATATATGAACCACTTACTGCACACCTGAAAGAATACATCATTGGTGCGATTCTGATGATTCCCGGAATCATTTATTTGAAAATCACGGAAAGGGGTGATGAAACATGAACTATTCAAAGAACCTTAGAAAGTCCGCAATGGCAAAGCGGGTCTTGATCTTGCTTGGTGTTGCCTTTGGTATTGGGTTAGCTGTTGGTGGTGTGTCTGTATATGCCATGAAAACTCATATAACCGCCAAGGACAAAGAGAAATCAATAGAACGCACACTTGAACGGGATAACACAGAAACCCTTGTATATGGGGCGTATGATGACAGAACATTCACACAGGAAATTTCCCTTGACTGGGGTGCGGGTGACTTAGATTTCACACCGCTTGACTGCAAGATGCCGGAAGAACAACAAGAATTTACATATTACCTTTGTACCGGGTACAACATTGATTTTACCCTTGTCATGGCACTGATACAGAATGAAAGCAGTTTTGACCCGTCAGTTGTCAGTGCAACACATGATTATGGTTATATGCAGATCAATGAAATGAATCACCAGTGGTTGACTGATACCCTTGGGGTTACAGATTTTACAGACCCGTATCAGAACATCAGGGCGGGTGTGTTCGTACTTAGAAAACTGTTTGAACGGTATCAAGATACCAACATGGTCTTGATGGCGTACAACATGGGGGAAGATGGTGCTGCCCGGTTATGGGAAAAGGGCATCTATTCAACCGACTATACAGAAAAAATACTGAACTATCAGACACAGTTCAATGAACAGTTGGGAGGTGAGTAAATGGTATTAAAAAATGATATAAGGTACAGAATTGATACCCTTTTAAGAATGGCAAATATAACAACGAGTGAAGAAAAAAGAAATCAGTATCTTTTAACCATTGAGGAACTTCTTTCATGTGATACAGAAAAAATTGATACAGTTGAAGTACCGTTTGGTGATGAAGAAAAGATGAAAGTTATAAATGCTTTTGTTGATGATTACAAAGTATCAAACATACCGGGTAAAACAAATACACAAGTATATGATGAGTATTTGACCTTTTGTAATGATATTAAGAGTGAACCACTTCCTAAGATATTGTTCAGTAAATACTTACGAAAAAGTACGGGTATTTACACCATACAGAAAAAAATCAATGGGAAAAACGCAATAGTTTATAGGACAAATTAAGAGGTGGTTGATATGGCAGCAGAAAAGAATTTTGAAAATAAGGTCAAAGCGTTCCTGAAGGACACCGGGGCATGGCTGTTGAAATATTGGGGTGGTGCTGCTTATACAAAAAGCGGTATTCCTGACCTGTTGGTTTGTTCAGATGGGTGTTTCCTTGGTGTTGAAGTCAAAGCACCAAACGGTGAACCGTCACTATTGCAGTTGGTCAACCTCAAAAAAATCAGAGAATCAGGCGGGTATGGAATTTTGTTGTACCCCAAGGATTTTGAACAGTTCAAAATGTTCATTGCAAAAAAATCAGAACTTAACGCTTGGTATCTTTCCAACATTGAAGATCAGAAGCGTTGGGAAATAAAATTATCAAAATAAGGAGTGAAAGAGCATGGCAGCAAAAAAGAAAGCAGATGCAGCGGTTGAAAATACCGCAGAAGTAACACAGGAAACCGTTCAGGAAGAAATTGAACAGGTGACAGAAGAAAACGCAAAGGAACTTGACAATAAGAAGTATGTGGTTGACCACTTACTTTCAACCAAGCGTGAGGGAATGGAAGATCTGATTGCATACATGGAAGAAATCGGATTTTTTGAAGCACCTTGTAGCGGTGGAAATCACCTTGCTTGTCAGTTCGGTCTTGTTCACCACAGCAGAAATGTAATGATGGCAGCAGAAAATATTGGTTATGCACTTCTTGGTAAAGTCAAGTATGCAGAAATTCGTGATTCAGTCATCATTGCAGCAGCATTACATGACCTTGGCAAGTGCGGTGACTTTGGTAAGCAGATGTATGTGCCTAACATGATTAAGGACGGCAGACCCACCAAGGCAGAGCCGGAACAGAAATATAAACAGTCTGAAAGCAAGCCTTTCAAGCGTAATCCGGCACTTCTTCCACTTGACCATGCAACACGCAGTATCAAGTTAGCAACCCTTTTCATTGACCTGACGGAAGATGAAGAATTTGCGATCAGATACCATGATGGTCTGTATGAATCAGCAAACTATGCGGTGAAGGGAAATGAAACCCCATTATATCTGATTCTGCATTATGCTGATTTATGGTCAAGCAGAGTAACAGAAGGTAGCACTGATGAAGGTGGTGATGAATAATGGAAGATATTTCAAAGGCAATAGAACTTGCGATTGCAGCCTTCAAAGAAAAATTTGGTGAAGATGCCAAACTTGAAGAAGGTGATGAAGTTGTCTTTCAGTTGAATAATTGTGTGTTAATTATCAGCATTGAAGATAACACAATGAAACAGAAATTCATTGGTGGTCAACCTATTAAGATTGACCATACTTTGAAAATTTATGAAAGTGAGGAATAAAACTATGGCACAGATGCTTTTGATTATGGGTGAATCAGGAACAGGAAAAAGTACCAGTATGAGAAATTGCGATCCGGCAACAACTGCCGTTGTGAACCCGGTCGGTAAACCGTTACCGTTCAAGGGTAAGTTCACAATGCTGAACAGTGAAGTTGAATCACGCAAGATTTGCAAATTTATGAAGGAACAGGTAGCAGCCGGGAAGAAGCTGATTGTTGTTGATGACTTCCAGTATATTCTTTCAGTTCCGTACATGAACCGTATCAAAGAAAACGGTTGGGATAAGTGGAATGACTTCGGTGCGAACTACTTTGAAATCATTGAGGTATGCAAGGAACTTCCTGATGATGTGGTTGTTGCTTATATGACCCACACAGAAACCCTTGAAAATGGTGTTACTACTATTAAGCTGATCGGAAAGTTACTTCGTGAGAAGATCACCATTGAAGGACTTTTCACCATTGTACTTAGAACAGGTGTGAATGAAGGAAAATATTACTTCTACACACAGAACAGTGGCAAGGACACCGTGAAGTCACCTATGGGAATGTTCCCGGCATACGCCATTGACAATGACCTGAATTATGTAGCTGATAAAATCCGCAACTTCTATGAAGTCGGTGAGTATAAGACAGATGCAGAAATGGGTCAGGCTGATGCACAGGCTGCATCCGATCTTGAAAAGCCGGATGCAAACGGTAGACGGGCAAGGGGTGGAAAAAAGACCACAGCCACAGCAACACCGCCTACTACAACAGAAGATGCAGCACCAAAGACAGGCAGAACCGCCCGCAAGACACATGATGAAGTGGTGGCTGAAAATAATCAGAAAATGGCTGATTATATGGCAGAGCGTGACAAGGCTATTGATGCGGTTGCTGATGGGCGTGAAGAAATCCCGTTTGATGAAGCGTGTGCAGCAGCGGATTCTGTACCGCAGCCGGAACTTGAAACACCGCCAAGAAGAACCCGCAAGGAAAGAAAGTCTGCTGAACAGTCTGAACCTGTTCAGGACGGTACAACAAATACTGATTCTGAATCTGTCACACTGGATGCAGACACATACTTCTATGTTCCGGCTGATGATAACTATGTGATGAAGCACAAGGGTGACACGGTTGACCTGATTGTTGACGGTGTTGAGGTTATGAAGGTCATCAGTAAGGAAGAATTTGGTGAAGGTGTGAAGCGTTTAGCACAGGCAGACAACCCTAAGCCGGAAAATCCTATTGATGGGGCAATGAACCCGCCGGAGAAGGGCAGACGAACAAGAAGAAGTGCAGCACAGGCACAGCCTGATAATGCAGATACAACAGCGGATGAAACCCCGGCAGTAGATGAACAGCCGACTGGCAGAACCCGCAGAGTAAGAAAAACACGCTAAGAAAGTGAGGTAAAAGAATATGAACAATCCTTTTGGTTTACCTGATGAACTGTTTGGTGCAATTCTTGCATCTGCAATTACAGAAGGAATGAACACGGCAAGCAACCGTTCAATGAAGAACCCGCACCCGGTAGCACCTAAACAGGATGTACCGCCGGAAGATGGTGCAACTGCTGCAAAGAAAATCTATGATTCCTATGTAAAAGCAGGGTTCAATGAGATTCAGGCGTTTGAGTTGTTAAAGTTAGTATTAAGCAAATAAGAAAGGTTAAAAGGTGAAAAATTATGGCTATTGATTTCAGTGCATTTGATGAAAAGGTTGATTTACAGGAATTACAGAATGAGGTGCAGAACGCACCTGACAATGATTTTGCTGATGTGCCGGATGGTACATATATCATTAGTATTGAGAAGATGGAAATTAAGTTGACCAAGGCACAGGATAAGTTGATGTTTGCAGTTCAGGCAAAGATCAAGGAAGGTGAACAGGCAAACCGCATGATCTTCTTCAACCGTGTTATTTCCGGCAACAGTTCCGCAAAGTGGACGGACGG